GAGAAATACGGTTTTCCTTTGACGCAATAATATTATCTAAAAAAAAGTATTTACTGTTTGCATTAATGCCTGTTGTGTATATAGCAATGCTGTTTATGTTGTTACCAAGATTGCCACCTCCTACACGAGATAAGGTTACGGGAAACCATTGTGCACCCATTGACGGAAGTATAAATTCATCAACTATTATTGTTCCGGAAGTATCACTGCATAAGGCTATTTTAAAAATACCATAAACATTAAGGCTGCCTCCTTTAAGCCAAAATGATAACTGTTGATATGCACTTAAATTTATCGAATCAATAGTAAAATGCGCTTGAAGTTTGTCTAATTGCGCTGATGAATCAGTAAGAAATCGTATGCAATTAGAACCTTGTTTTGCATCTGTTGCTACGGGTGTTAAGGTAACTGTTGTGTCACCGGTTGGATTTGCTGTCCAGACAGTTTCACACATACAAACATCAATAGTTTCACCGGCTGGTAAATTAATATATGTGTTATCTCCAATTGTCCACAATAAGTCATCAATATAAATAGGGTCTGGCGTTTTACGAATTTTTATTACAGGTAAAACATTTGCACTTACAGTTAATCTTGCTGCTGTTGCCCCGGATGGACTAGCCCAAGAATCATTCCATGAACTTCCGCCATGAGGGACAACATTACCTATTGGGTCGGCTGTTGATTGCCAATTTGTATCGTCAAGGTCAAAAGCATCATTACTTATTTTAGTAATAATAAAAACACCGTTTAACCATGATGTAAAACTGGATAATGTAACGCAAGCTCCCGTTATCAATCCATGTCCTGCGTAAGTAATTCGGGTTGTTGTTCCGGTTGGATTACTTGCTACTGCATTGGTAAGGGTAGCCCTTGCAGCATCATTACCAAGTACATGGTCTATATAAAAAGTTGGTGCTTTAAGAATTGCCATCGTTTAAGGTTTTAACTCAACCTGTACAAGTTGAGGATTAAAGTAAAAAGTGTCTGCTGTATTTGCTACGCCCAAAAGCTGAACAACGTTATCTTCAACGATAGGGTCGGCTGTGAATGGTGAAACTTGCGTTAAGGTGTTCCCGGTTGTCCCGGTTAAGGAAAGGTAAATCCATTCGCCAATAGTCCAATCCCAGGCATCGTTTCTGACAAAGCCAATCAGCAAGTAATTGCCTACGGCATCGGCTTCAACCGTTTCACTTATGCACATAGCCAAAGCGGTTGCATTCGCGATTACATCTGACTTTGCTAATTGCGCTTTACCGGCTGAATTAAGCCTGACCACATCGCCAAATGCCTGTGCTTCATTGGCTGTGAATTGGGTTGTTATGCCGCTGGCGGTTTGGTCGGTTGCCGGGATTGCGGTTAGTTGAGTGCTTCCGCCGCCGCCTCCGCCGGTTGCCTTAATTTCAATTACATGACCTAAAGTTTCATGACTTGTACGCTCAAACTCGATTCCATCTCCGGGCTTGAAATGTACTTTTTCGCCGGAGTGTATTGGTGTTTCAACCAAACCGGTCGTAGTTTCGACATTAAATTTCCAATGATCATAGATATCACCGGGTTCTCCTTCCTCGCCGATGTATTTAACCCAAAGCCCGGTAAAATCTCCAACTACAGGTGTCGGTATTTCGATATCTGTATTGAGGAATGCAATGTAAATCAAGGTTGCTCCGGGTGATAGCGAAAAGTCTGTGCCTGCATCATCGGATGCATATGCGATGTAGAGATACGCGCTTTGGCCTGGTTCTCCGCCGCCGCCCTCAACATCTTCCTCCGTAACTGATGTAACGCGTCCTTTTGCATCTACAGTTACAACCGGTATTTTGGTTGCTGAACCAAATGTGCCGCCTTCGGTAACCGTTTTCAGCGCTGTTTGCACGGGTGTACCTGTTACGCCGGTACCGATTATATCGCCCTGAAGTATTATGCTGCTTACGATTACAGGTTGTGTTACCCCTGCTTCAATCTTTATGTAATCAAGGTAGAACCCGGCATGATCACCTGATGGACGGCGATAAATAAACTTGATTCCATCAAAAGTAAAGCTTGAAAAAAAGATGTCTCCAAATTTGAATGTTACGTTTTGCCAGGTGTCAATAACCGATTTGTTGAAATCCAAAAGCTTTTCGGCTGATACGGCTGTTGAGCCAAGCATAAACTGAATACTTATTGATTCGTTTTTCGCTATTGTTGCTTTCAGCTTTAAGAACATACTGAAAACCTCATAATCAGATACCTCCAAAACACTTGCTCCCACAAATGTAATTGTATCGTTTGCACCGATTGAACCTACATCTGCACACTTTACGCCCAGATAAGGATCGGTTAAGCTATCGAAGTTTACGGTTACTCCGTTTCCGGTGCCAGTCCATTCAATGTTTTCATCGTAAATAATAACCTGTTCTACAATTCCGCCAAAATTTGTAGTCCCGGCTGGAACATTGATTTGAGTTATCTCAATTTGAGTTAAGGGATTTATACCCGGCTTTACGGGATTGGTACCCGGCTCTCCTGTTACTATCGAAAAAGTGTTATCGTTATTTGCAACCACCAGATCGATTCTGTTAAGCAATTCATCGGCTGCTGAAATGGTTAAAATACTGTCGGGTGCAGAATAGGCGTCGCCTATGATGTAGTAAATTGCCCGGCTTACCGAAAAATTCATTTCCTCAATCCAGGTAACTATACCCCCCCAAACAAGGCTTTGTGGTTTTTGCATAACCGTTACAAGCTCAGCATCGGCTTCTCCCTCTTTTTTATAGAGATGCTGGAGAATGGGGAAGTAAGGGTCGTCGGCGGCGAAGATGTCGAGATTATTTCCAAGATCAGGAAGATCTACCAGCTCGATGGCGCCGGTTTCGGGGTTGGTGTGGAGGTATTTGTTTTTTTTCTCTTCCGGTGCTGGCGGATGATCATCCACCGAATCAATCTGGTGTGCCCTCAAATGTGCATCGCTGGCGCCTGGTGCAGCTCCTGTTATTTCAATTACATCCTTAACTCCTCCTGAGCTTTCGATAAGCAACGTTAATGTACCCGTTTCTTTATCCTTTGCAATAGTTTCATGGTCAAGCTGGTTAACGCTTGGCCTCCTGCCTCTTTGCCCCCACAAAAACTTCCAGACTTTCATATCAGCCTACCTCTACTTTCTGATTCAATGCATACTGGTAGTCAAACTCAGCATAAAACTCGTTTTCGCTGTCGCGCTTGCGCAATACCTTTGAGTTTTCAAGTATAATAGGTATAAGCGTTGATCCGGATATCTCGTATCGCTCTACGCTTAAAAAGAATTCAGCCATGTATTCTGCCATTTCTGCATTAAAGTAACCGGTGCGGCAGGTGTGAATGTTGAGCTCATCAACGTTAAGTTGTTTCTTTTCGGCCAAATCCTGTATTCCCGGGCTTTGCTGCCTTACCGTATCATAACTGTAATTACTGGTAAGTTCATTGCGGCCGGTGGCCATCAGCGAATCATAACCTCCAACCGAATTTGAAAAAAGAAACTGCCGTTGCCCTATTACCTGGTCCCGGTCAACAATATAGGTTCTGGTTTCGCTGCGAACAGTACTTCCACTCATGGCTGTAACAGCATAGCTGTATATTGTTTTGCCCGGGTGGTTGGTATTTGCCCAGCTCGATAAATTGAGCAATGAATAGCTTACACCAAATTCAATAATGGCGTTTCGCAACAAATCAAGATTCCCGGTTTGCTGCGTGGTGGTGAATGTGTCATCGGTGCCATCGGTAAAAATAATATCAACCTTTATTTTTAGCGTGTCGCCTGATGAGGGGTCCCAAACAATAGGCAGATAAAGCTTTTGCACCTGGTCAACCTTTACACGTTGAGTTTTGGGAGCAAGAGTTAAAAACGGTGAAGCTGTGGTGATCCAGTGATAAAAGCTATTATATTGAGCATAAAATGCCGCCCACTTCCATTTTGGAATTTTGCCTCTTACCACAAAATGATTTGCAATTGGGATGGTGGTTAATATCACAGGATCTCCACTTTCGTCAAACCAGCATTCCTGAACCTGAATTTTATATCTTTTGATAAGTCCGCTGTGAGCATTCCAGGGAATATTACCCTGCTCAGGCCACGCGAACTGCTTGATCGCGAACATATCTCTTCTGAGGTATTCACTCAAATCGGTATCGGCAGCTCCCGGAACTGCAGGATATAAAATCTCCTCGCCAATTGGACCATGAGGATCATAATACCAGGGCTGTATAAGCAAAAATACGCCGTCAGTACCAGCCTCAAGGTCGGTTGTAAACTCGAAAAGCATTACATTATCACACAGTGAAATGACGGGCGGTTTTTTTGTGACAGTTATCATGATGCAATTTTAAAGTGATTAGTGGCAATGCGAAAGGACAATTTAAAAAGCAGATATCGATTCAATATCCTTTTTTTTCTGCTGATACTCTTCAAGATCGAACAGCGAAAGCTTTGTGTTGACACCTCTGGCCAGTATGGCATTCAGCGTTTCAATTGCCGATTGCAGCGACTGATCAGCCGGGGCAACCGTATGCTGATTGTAAATGGTTGTGGAGTTGGCAGCCGAAGTACTACCACCTGCGGCAAAGCTTCGCCCGGTGCGAATTCCTTCCATTACCCGCTCGAATGAGATAACCTGAGGTATGCTCCGCATCCATTCAGGTATCACATATTCATCGGCATGTACAATACCAGCAACCTGACCATACTGGTCTCTCATACCCATGCCTTTGCCGGTTGCCCCACCACCAGAAAACTGTGGCACCGGTTGAGCAGCTATAGTGGCAACCTGGGCAGCTCCGGCAATTCCGGCAAGAATAGCTAGCGGAGGAGTGCCCAATAATTTTGTCACTGCCAGAGCTGTATTAATTACGGCCTGAATAATATCTGCTGTTTTTTGCTTCTTAAATGCATCCTGTTTAAGCTTGCGTTCTTTCTTGGCGTATTTGTCGCGTATTTCATCTTTTTGCGCCTCGGTAAGGTTTTTGTTTGAAAGCTCCTTTTCCATTTGAATATTGAGCGCATTCAGCTCATATTCCAAGCGGGCATCGGTTTGTGCTTTCCAGATGTCGAAGGCGGCGGAACTGGTGGATTCTATTGCGGAGAGGTAGAAGTCTGTATTGTATTCTCCTGATAATCCCAACAAATCTTTTTCCTGTCGATCAGCTTTGTCAATATCAGCCAATGCCACCTGATCTCTTTGTGCTGAAAACTTATCTGCACCCGGTTTAGCTTCTTTTCCTTTTTGAATATACCATGCATATTTTTCAAGCCCCTTAAATAGATCTTCATCCATTTCATCGTTGAGAGCTTTGGTTGAGTCAGTAAGTTCCTCCAAGAACTTATTTACATCACCACCAAATTCAGCGATTTTTTTAATTACAAATTCCTGTTGTTCAAGGCTCTTTAGCAATACACCGGCTTGTTGTGCTTCCAGTGTTTTGTTCTGAGCAATAAAATCCATCATTTGTTTCTTGGCTTCAGAAATTTTCTTGCCAAGTTTTTCGTATTCAGTTGCAGCCTTAGCTGTATCCTTATTTCCACTATCAAGATACTTTCTTCGCTGAACCTCTTCCTCGGCAAGAAGATCTCCTTCGTCTGAAAGTTTTTGCAATACCTTAATTGACTTCTTTTTATACTCCTGCTTTTTATTTTCTATCTCTTCGGCGTTTTTTGCATCCTGCTTACGTCTTTCTATTTCTTCATCGATATAAGCTCCATTCAAAACTTTTATCTGAGCGTTATATCCATTTCTCATGCTGAGCAATTCCTTGTATTTATTTTGCTCATTGGCTATTTCACCATCCGAGGCTTTCCTTATGTTGGTTACAACTCCTGATCCGGTGTAGGTTGATTCTACTATTTCAAATGTTCCTGAACCTTCTATTTGTTTTATTCTTTTGTATGATTCAGCAATATCTTTTTCTACCTGCTTTAATTTTTTCTGATTTTCTTTAATGGCATCGGCATTTACTACTTTAAGCCTATCCTGCTCTGCCTGTATAAATTCACGTACACGTGATGTTGAGATGGAAATTGCATTACCGTAATCGTCGAATTTGGTAACAGCTCCAGGTATTGTTCCTGAAATGGTTTTAATTATTTCGTTGAGTTCATTTTGTTCAGCGGTTGATCGATTGCTTTTTGATGTTAACTCATCATACCTATCGGCAAGAGGAAGTATATTCTGAGTTAAATCGATAACTTTATCAAGCTGCTCATTAAATTTATCGGTGCTTGATTGCATTGCGCTATTTAAATCATTATTAATTCTATCGGCAAAACGGCCTATTGCTGAAATTGCAGGAAGAATTGAATAAGCTAAAAACTTACCAATGGTTTCTCCCATATCGCTTATTTTATTATTCATCTGGGCAATAGCTCCAACTCCTTTTGCTGCAGCTTGTGCCTGTCCTCCATACTGCCTGTTTAACTCACCGAGGATAATTCCCTGTGCTTCCATTAAACGGCCACTTTCTGCGAGTTCCTTAATTTGAGCCCGCTGTTGATCTGTAAAGGCAATACCAACACGCCTCATCGCAGTCAGACCCTGAATAGGATCGTTCAGCGCTTTACCCAACATTATACTTGCTGATTTTAGATCTCCATCCAGTACGGTTGAAAGATCCATGGCAGCTTCCTGCGCGCGAAGAAAAGTTTTTCCGGTTATATTTGTAAAAGTGAGAAGCTGTGCAGTTACATCATTGAGAATTGTTTCATCTCCAAAAATTGTTTTATTCTGTAAATCAGAAGCCTCATTTTTTAATTGCTTCAGCGATAATCCTGCGGCTCCTCCCGTTGATTTAATCGCCTGTTCTACTTTCTTAAGTGCTTTTTCTTCCTCAATATAACTATCAATTGCACGCTTTATTCCTGATGTAAATACAGCTATTGCTGCAGCGGCCGCAAAATAACCCGCCTGCATTTTTGTAATCAAACCTCCGGCAGTACGTTGAGATTTGTTTACCATACCCATTTCCTGTTTGGTTTCAACCAGCGCTTTATTAACTTGCTTTAACTGGGCGGTTTTTGCCTGTAAAGCACGCTTTTCTTCATCTGTCGCCCTGTTTGAATTCCTTATTTCGTTGGTGAGTTGGCGCTGGGCACGTTCCATCTCTTTTAAAGATGTACCATTCAGGTTTTTCATTACCTTCTCCAGGTCCCAGGTTGAGCGTTTAAGTTCGTCCTGTTTCTTTTTGTTTTCGCCCAGTGCCCTTTTGTATTTTTCATGTGAAGGACTATCACCAGCTTTTGAAGCTTCCTCAAGAGCTTTACGCAAATTTTTAGCTTCCTTGGTAAGTTCTTTTATCTGCTCACCGGCAGCTGCACCATCAAGTGTTACACTTGCAACGGCAGTTTCATTAACATTAGCCATAATACCAATTGATTATGACACAAAAAAAAAGCAGGAAGCCTCATTTTGAAAGGACAGATTTAAACAGGGCAAAAAAAAGCCCCTTACATTTCTGCAAGGGGCTCAGCCGGGAGGCTGGGGGTAAAGTGAAGCAGCTCTACGAATTTATCTTTACAATTGGTTTTTTCTTGCCGAATTTTGCAGCCAGATCACCACTATCAAACGATTTGGTAATCATTTCTGCAAGTTCATTATCGGGTTTTGCCAGGCGGGTAATATCATTCATGGCACGAAGGTGAAACATTATTTCGCCCATTGCCTGAGCGGTTACACCCTGCTCGTTCGATATTGCTTCAAGCAGCTCCCACGATAACTCGTTTACGTTGCGTTGCAATACCGTAACAATATCATCGCCGGGGCGGCCAACCATTTCAACCAGGTTTGTTGCCGGGTCGTTTAGTATCCACACCTTGCGGTCGCGGGCACTGTACAGCAGTATAATGTTTTCGCTGGTGAGCTTTGCGGGAGGCTTATTCATTGTTGGCCTCCTTTCCTTCGCTGGTTTCTTCTTCAATAAAGCCAAAGCTCAGCTGTTTTTTATCGGCGTAATATTCCTCAAAGCTAACCTTACGCATTTCGTTAAGCTCTTCACGGGCAGTATTTACTTTGTCTTTTGCTTCGCGAAATTCAACGCGGGCATTATCGTACTCAATCAACTTCTCTTCTACAACCTCATGCTTCCACTTCAGGAATTCCTCCATCTTGGCAAAATAATTGTAAAGCGCGTCGTAACACATTTTCTGATACCTGATCACTGACTCACGTGCCTCCTCTTTTACATTTCTGCTGTCGATCATAAACAGCCATCCAAAAACATAACGAAGAGGAATGCAGGTCATTTCACGCTGCTTTCCATCGGCTCCAACTGTCATGCTGAGCATGACAGTTGAACCAAGAATTGGGTCATCGTTTAAACGTTCAATTTGGGGTTTGTGTGAGATACCCAAGGCTTCGCAAATTGGTTTTACGGGTACCAGTTTTTGCCCGTTTTCTACCACCTGGATGGTTACGTTGTTTACTCGGGCAATGTTAATTGTTTTTTGTTGCATTTTTCATTTCTCCTAATGAAAAAACCCCCATCCATCCCTTCGAACACCCCGCCAAGGGTGCGACCGGTTGCCCGGTAAGATGAATGAGGGTTTCCCCTATTAAGTTAAATGTTGTGTCGTAGAACATGGTTTGGCGGTTTGATCGAACTTCATTCAGATTTTTATGGCCGAATGATGGCACAAAGATACACACTTTGAAACAAAAGTCAAGTTTTTTTTATTACCTGATTGGAATATTCAATGTTAAACCATCATTGCTTACACCCAAATATGCGCTATTATTTTGTTTTATTAGTTTGCCAGCTCTTCTGGCACTATCAAAACTTGCAAAAAGCGTAATAAAACCAACAGCAGAAACGATAATTCCTGCCGTTTTTAATTGATCATTTCTTTGTTCTATCAATTGGGGATCTCTGTTTTCTGTTGGTAGAGCTCCAGGTAATGCTGTAAGCCCTACCCCAATTAAGGAAATTCCAAGTCCGATCTGGGCAGTTGTAGCGAAGGTCTTTAAATGCTGCCCTGCAGTTTTTTCTTCCTCATCTATTTTCTGGTACTTGTCCTGAATATTTGTTCTAATCGAGTTTTCTAAAAACCCTGTAATGGCCTTGCCCTTAGAGGTGGTATTATTGCGGGTATAAGTTTTCACATTTTCAAGTTCTATTTGCTTAGGACCATCCATTTTAGACACAATGTATTTGATGGTGTTTGCAACTGTGTCAACTTCTATGATATGGCATTTTAACTTGCCACCACTTTTAAGCACAATTTCATCATTGAGCTTTTGCGAATACACTGACATTGAGGATACAATAATCAGAAATAAAAACATAATCTTTTTCATAAGTAAATTTTTAGGGGTTAATACCCCTGCAATTTACAACAATTTGTATAAATGCAAAAATCTTTAAAGTTCCTGGCGCATTCTGGCCAATTGTTTGCGGAAGTCTGAATTGATTTTTCGCAAATCAGATTTTATTTTGTTGGCAGGTGTATCATTAAAAATACCAGTAGTTAAATCTTCTGAAGGGTTTTTCTGAAGCCCGAATAAAACAAATAAGCCATCGAGTATATTATCGAAAATATGTAAGGTGTTTTTCATATACTTGCACTGATCAGGTGCAAATATAAGCATTAATTTATTGATTTAAACATTCACCCCTACCCATTTCTGGGCGTTATCTTCCACATTTTCAACAATGGTAAGCACGGCGCGGCGTGCATATTTTTCGGCAAGTATATGTTTCAGCTTTTCAACTTCGGTATAAAATACCGGGCTATACCATTTTTTAGCGCGGCGGCGGGTTCCTTCAGTGCGGCCGATCAGGCTTCGTTCCTTGCTCACACCTTTTACTTCGCCCGACGAAACACCTTTACCCACACCCATATCAACAAACTTACCGTAATAGTTGAACATGGCGTGTATCTGGCTCACGTTCATGCCGCTGCCAATTACCTGTATCCTGAAACTATCTTCAAGCTGCATGCTGTAACCTATGCCCAGCGCGTTTAATTTCAGCAGCCATCGCTCCAGCAATATTTCGCCCCAGGCTTCCGCGGTTTGCTGCATGGTGGTGTCAGGCGAGCTCATCCCAGTCGGCTTCGTTTAGTTTGGTGTTTATGGCTTCGCGTATGGTAAAAGCATATTCAGTTCCAAAAAGGTTATCCAATATCGGACCTATGGAATTGTAATATGCACTTCCCCTGTCAAAGTTTCTCAGTCCGGAGGTGTCGTCGTCAACACTTACCTTGTTAGCGGCAAGCCAGTCACGTGTCATGCGGGCAAAGATCTTCATCACAATTGCCTTGCAGTCTTCAATCACCTGGCGTCGCGAATCGCTGTCTTCGCCATCAACCGGCTTTACAATAAGCAGGCTGTAAAACTGCCTGTCTATTGGATTGTTGCTGGTATTGTCTTCAAAGCGGCCATCAAGTTTATCAAACAAGATCAGCGCCGGGTATTGGGCAGCTGTAAGGTTCTGTATCAGCTCCTGAAGCTGATTCACATTGCTGGCCCTGAAAAACTTTTTATTGGTATCGGTGTGGCCGATGGCTTTAAGTTTTCGGGCAATCTGCGTAAAGTATGTTACTGAGTTGAAGTTCATTTGCGGTGTTTTTTCATTTTTTGCTCAAGTTCTTTTTGCTGCCGGGCAATCTCGTCAATAGTTACCATAGTGTCAAGCAACGGGGCACGGCGCACCTGCTCATGTTTGGTAACATCGTTATCGGCAAGCCCGTTAACCATGCGCATAAATTGCAGGAAAATATCTTTATCGCTTTTGCTTTGAGATCCGGATGATGAATTCCGGAACTTTGAAGCAAGCGCTCTGCGGCACCCTGCATAAAAAAGCAAAACGGCATTACGGTAAATGGCCGGAATTTCAGATACCTGGCTCAGTCGTTTGTTAACCATGCCATCGTCAAAAGGTACACGGTTATCGATGCTCGAAGGGTTTTCGGCATAAGGTCGCCACAATGTAGCCAGCAGCGCATCAGCAAATTCTCGCTTGCCGGTTTCGTGAAAACGATAATACGAAACCTCTGCTCTTATATACTCCTCGGTGATCAGATTGGTAAGATGATCGGCAGGGCCTGTCCAGTTGCCTGAACTGGTTGGTATGTCGCCAATAATATTTCGGGTAAGGCGACTGCTCAGAATATAGGTTGGAGGATCGGAAAGTTTCTCAACCTCAAACATAAAATCAATGGCATCGGTAATTTCCCTCAGTGCCTCTATCGAAATAAGGTAAACCTTTTTATTCCGGTTCTGAAGATAGAAGTGAGCTTCGCCATCAACCATAACTTCCTTTTGTTCCACAACGGTAAGCCCGGTAATTTTGAGCAATACCTTCAACTTATAATCTCCCGGAGTGCGGTTCGCTTGCATAAGCTGAGCAACCCTGAGCAGCTGATCGGGTGTAAGTTCGTTCCACGACGAAGGCAGGTGAAACTTATCGGCATTAATGCTAAGGGGTATCATTTATTTGATTGGTGTTTAGTCAGCCATATGGCAATGTTTAAACTTTTTGCCCGACCCGCACGGGCAAGCCTGGTTTCTGTTGATATTTGATTTTCTCACCAGTGTCCAGCCTTTTCTTTTGCTGGCATCTTCCTCCTGATACTTATATCCTTTCGGGATGATCCGTTTTGCTTTAGTTGCTGCCATTTTGACCAGGGTTTTTATTTTTACGAAAACTAATTTTCCAGTAAGTAGTAGCCATCAGGCTTTTGTTAAAAGGATCTGCTGTGATTCCATAAGCGTTATCGCGTTTGGTAACCAGCAATGCAGATCCGCCAAGAGAGAGAGATCCGTTCAGGCTCCCCCCGATGGCCGGACCCACAAAGAGTTTATTAACCGGATTGCTTAGCGTGGTTGTGTTGGTGATAATTTGTGTAGGCTTACGGTTGATGTATTCAAGCGTAGAGCCGATAAACCGGTTTTGCGAAACGGTGTCGATCAATCGGATATACGCAAGGGCATCATCTTTGAGCACCCGGTGATAAACATAACGCTTGAAGTAAGCCTCAAAAATGGCAAAAGAGTCAACAATAACCGGTATTTCAATCGGTGTAAGGACTTCAACCGGGTAAGCAAACGGAACGGAGGTGATATACCTGGTAGTGTCATAATTCCACACAACGGTGCGGCTGTGTGTTGCTTCCGGGCACTCAGGAGTGCGGGAGCATTCGCGCTGGAAGAATACTATTGCAATCAGCATTGCAATAATTATGAAATGCAGGTACCGTTCGGTTTTCATTTTTGCAAATATTTGTAAATGACCTCTGCAATTTTATCGCACATTTTGTCGCCATACATGAGATAAGCTTTCACATCGGTTGTATTCGACACAAAAAAACATTCAATCAAAATGTTTTCGGCAGGGATGGTCATCCATAACAGTTTTTTGCGGAAAGTCTGAGCTTCAGTCTTTACTCCTCTGTTTGCAATATTCAAGGCTCCGGAAATAGCCAAAGAAAGCTCTTTTGCAAGTTCTTTCTCAAAGTCAGTAAAAACATCGGGAATAATAACTTCAGTTCCGGTTGCCATGGATGATGTGGCTGCATTCAGGTGAATGTCAATAACAACATCCTTTCCTTTAAAATACTGCTTGAATAATCGCACGGTCGCTCCGGTAACTGAATCATCCGGATCAACCGAAACTTTAACGCCCATGCGCTCAAGCCTGGCTTTAACTTTATTCCTGATTTTAACGGTTTCAATACCTTCAGTCAGACCGTTGCCAGTCGCTCCCATATCTTTGCCTGGCGTGTTTGAATGCCCGGCTGAAATTGCTGCTTTTCTCATTATTTTGGCTCCTCATAGTTTTTGTTAAACCTTTTAAGCTCTTCTAATAAAGTTTTGTTTTGGTCGCTGAGGCATTTTATCTGACTCTTTGATAATTTCAGTTCTTTTTCAAGAGACTGCATTTGCTCTCTGAGGTTTTTATTTTCCTTTACAACGTCCTGATGTTGATTTTCCACGGTTTGAAGCGTTGATTTAATTGTTTGATTTTCTTTTTTTAGGCTGTCAATCTGGTAAGAAAATTCAGTCCTTAAAGTTTCGGTCATTTCGCGCCAGATCTTTATCGCTTTTTCGGTATTATCGATCTCGCTTGTTTCGGCCTGAGCGTTTTGCTGTTTTACTTCGGCCTTATATTTACGGCGTGTAAGCAGAAAAGTAATCACCGCTAAAACAACGGTGGGGACAGTGGTTAAAATTAAGTCTCGCATTTTTGTCGGGGGTTGAGTAAGTATTTGAGTGAAGCAGTTTCATTGGCCGGCAACAAAAAAAGAATTATCCTCGCTGTTTTCAAATCGCTGATAATTACGATCAGCAACATAAATAGAGTCACGGTAATCAGGGTAACTGTCGGGGCTGGCATCAATGATTTTGCGCACTTCGCTCAGGTAGTGCTCCCCTGTTAGTTTGTATTTTTGATCAATATCGTGGGCAGCTGTTAAGTTGGCCACTGCCCTGCAAAGCATAGGCAAAAGATTGGTTATGGCTGTTGATGGGCTGCCACTCAGCAATTCATTCTTTATGGTTGTGGCAAGTGGCTGACTTATTACAGGGATCACCTGCAGCAATTCAACATTGTCCATGGTATTGCGCATTTTCCTGAACTTCAGGCGGCTTTTGCCGATGTTCACATATTTATCAAATTCCTCGGCAGAATTGATAAAGTTGCGCAGCTGCATGGTGTATGCTTCGCTTTCGGTCCATAAGGGGTATTGCTCAGCGTTCAACTCCAGGAACCTGAGCAACATTTCCACGGCATCCCATCCTTCCGATTCAAGGCTTTCAACAAATCGGTTTACCCGCTCCTTGCTTGCAGGTGCAAGCGTTTGATTGCTTACAACACCAAAGCCTGACTCAGTCAGTCTGAGGTCGAAGTTTGGTGCTCCCTGGTAAAAGGCAAATTTGGCAACCACCCTTTGCACAAAAGGCAGAAGTGTAGTTAAATCGGTATCTTCTTCAGGTTCAGAATCGTTGTACCACAATACCAGCGAATCGGTAAGATCATCACCCAGCACATCAATCAGATACTTTTCAATTGCGCTGTCCTGATACGGAAACAGATTCTCAATTTTAAAAGTAGAATCTACCTTCAGGTATTTTTGTAACTCTTCAAGAGTTTTAATCAGTTTTTTCATGATATCACCTTTTGGCTTCCGGTTCCTTTGTCGAGGGTTGTCAATTCAATGTTTGGAATTTTGAATATAATCTCCTTCGGCCATTCGTTGATGGCTTTGATTATATTCATTGGCATCAGCAGGCGATCGCGCAGCGGAGTCATCAGGGCTTGTTTTATAATCCACAGTTCCCTGGCTTCAGTGCCGTTTATGGTTTTGGCTTTGCCCGGGGCTGAGCCGATCAGGCTGGGATGCACTCCCATACCATAACTCATAATATTGCTGGCTTCTTCCGAATCGTCGATATACTCACCACCTTTGAAAAGATTTTCGAGCACATTGATTTTCATGCGGCGTTTTTCTTTGCCATCAGGTGTAAACGTTACAAACGATATCACCGATTTACCGCTGTTTTTCTGGTTGCTCAGGAACTTATTCAGGTTTGTATATTCGGTCTTTACGCGAGATTTTTTCGCTTCGTCTTCGGTAATGCCTTCTTCTGCAAAAATCTTCGGGAAGTACTCATCGCTCAGCTCCACATGATACTTAATGATCATCTGGTTATCAAGCAAAGCATTTTTAAATTCAGGAATTTTACAGGCGTAATCGTACCAGCCACTTTCGAAGATTGAAAAATAATAAGGCTTCTGGTAATATGACCTTCCCGGGGTCGGGAAGTTGAGCGGAATAATATATCTGAATTCCTCAAGATCTTTTTTATTTCCGGTTGAAGGATCAGGAATCAAGCCCATGCGTATTTTCAGATCGCGCAATGGCCAGCGGCTATCGAGCACCGGAGTAACCACCATATCTTTTTCGCGGTTCATGCTTTTTGCCCACTTCGCGCTGTAAAAGTGATGCTCTATCACGGCAGTTTCCGGATTCATTTCTTCCCAGCGACTGAAAGCAGCCTCTTTGCTGAAAATATTAACGATTTTGCGCTTCGATTCCCTGTTAAAGATAATCTCAGGGAAAGGATTAAACAGCGTAACCATATCGGTTGCCTGCTCAAGCAGATAACCGTTTATGTCATTCTCTTCAAAAAAAGTGTTGATTTCCTCATTGTCAAACATTTGGACAAACTCTTGTTTGCCATTGACTTCAACCATTTTACCATACACAATGCCACTTCCGTAAAGCGACAGCACGTTGAAGAAAGTTCCGGCAGCAACAACAGGGTTTTTGTAAATTTTGTCGATCGTAGTAAGTGGCAGGTCGTTTGATTCGCCCCAGTAAACTTCTCCACGGTACGTTTTGTTTTTATACGGGAACGCCGAAGGTGTTCTATCCGGATCGCGCAGAAAGTTTTTGCTGTTCTTTGCTTCGTAAACAACTGCTTTGCTTCCTGGTAGAAAGGCTGAAGCCCCATCTCCTAAAAATATAACATCCTTTTTCATCAGTAATAAACTTCGTTTCCGTTAAATTCGATGATCAGTATTTTGTAAATCTTGCGCACCTGCATCGATGGCAAAAACATGATGTTAAAAGTTCTGTTACCGCTGTAGCTCGAAGTACAAACAGCCTCATTCACAGTAACTATCTCACCGGTGCTGAGCTTCACAAACTTCATCGAAAAAGGAACCCGCCTTTTTTGCGCATCAGTTCGCTCCATAAGCATGTTTAATCGTGAGTTGTGAATCATGGTGCGAATATCAGCGCGGGGCATCAAAATAGAAAGGACAAAAAAAATACCCCTGATAATCAGGGGTATTTCTTAGACAAACGCAATAGGAGGCACTAATCAAAAGGAACTGGCAAGGAGCGAACAGTAGGAAGCAAAAAGTCTTGTTTACGATCCAGGTTCTTTGCGTGCAGAAGCCAGGCGCGTGATTTCATCATGTTTGAGTAATTTTTTAGAGTTGCCTGAGAAGTAACGAAGCACAACTCGGGGGGCTTGATGATCTGCCAGGCAAAGCCGGAGCATTTGTCAGCAACATCAAAAGCCACCACAGGAACGGTTGCGCATTCGGGGATGTTAACGATAAACACCGTGCCAATCTCTAAAACAGCATCACTGATACTGTTAGTGATCAGGCAAGTGTTCAGGCAGGTAGTCTCAGGCGTAGTTACCTGCCTTACATCCGTTTCGGCCGAAGCAAACCCGGCAAAGCCTATCAAAAGCAGGGCCAGGGAAATGAAACGTTTCATAATGGGTTTTTGGTTAATAAATAGATTTACTTGTAATCAGTGAGACGAAAATATAAAAGAACCAAAAAAACCGAAAGGACAAAAAATTAAAGGGTTGATTTTGAGAGGCGATGGCGTTTGATGGATATTGCATTGTTTAGGGCTATGATTTACTTCTCACCGCAATCAGCCACTTTTTAGCATCCTTCAGCGTATTGTCAACCTGTTTATCGGTTGCTTCATATACTTTAAAAAGCTTAAGTTCAAACTTCTTGCCAGGCAGCTCAATTACTTCAATCAGCATTTCTCCTGCCCTGGTGCTGAGAATGTAAAGGCTTTTATTTTCAATCATTGGATTTTCACAAAGCAAAAATCTGCTTGTTTTCATTGCTTTCAGCTTCTCAGGTACCATTGCTTCTATAATTTACTTGTACAACAAATATAAAAAATTCATAAAGTGCGGTAACAATGCCCATAAAAAATAAATCATGAACGCACTTTATACCAAACCAGGGGGAGCGGCTGTCAGAGGTACGAAGACAGCCGCGGGGGGCAGAAACCCTACCCGCGTATAACCGTTTATTATCGGCTATTACCTTTTCTGCATGGCCTTACGTGGTTCGTTAAACACATCGTAAACTTTCATTGCTGCAGCTTCAATCTCAGTTTCGGCCTTACTCTTGATGGTGATCTTTCCATTTTCAACAAAAAGAAAAACCTGTTCGCCAGGCTCAAACCCTGCTTCCTGCAACCACACACCAACAAGCCGGATAATTGGAAAGTAAGTTCTTTCATTACCATACTTCAGGTTTCTGGTACCTCCGCTAATGGTAAGGCGGCGCATATTCATTTGCTTACTCATAAAAATTGACCGGTGTTTATCCAGCTCGGGCTGCTGTTGTTGATTAATAAAGTACTAATTTACAACCATTTACGCAATTTTCCAAATAATTTAAGCACTTTTTTACTTAGTAAGTATAATATAATATATTGATAATCAGCACAATATGATAAATAATATAATTTATAAATATTCTAAATAGTATATAATTAATTGATTTACTGGCAATTACAATATCATCTAATTTGCCTAAATCCGGTTTATAATTCATTATATATCAGTTACTTAGCATTTTAAACCCTTACCGGACTACTTTCAGTCCGGTAATCGCTCTATGCTTACCCGCACCGCCCTGAAGCTGACTCGCAGCAACGGGGTTTTTTCTTTCTGTTATATGCTGACAATGTGCATGTATTGAGATGCAAAAAGGAGGGGGGAGGGGATGGGTTGGCGCGGGGCGCCCCATAGTGCATCGTGCGCATGAAAATGCCTGATTCATGTACAACTATGAAGCGCACGATACCGATTCAATTTGAATGCTTATTAAACCTGAATGTTCGAATGAACACGAATGCTGCGATAGGGATTGAAGCGGCATCCTTTTGCTGTCAATAAAAGCAACAGGGCAAGCGAAAACAGAAGTGGAATGAAGTGAAGTGCTGACGGCAATCTCTGCAGCGGGAGAGTGTTGAGATTAAGCGAGTGAGAAACACTCTGCATATAACGAAGTGGAGTGCAGTGTGTTTGGTTTAGCTGAGCAGAGTTTGCCGGCAGCACGGAACGGAATGAAGCGGATGGGTTTGCTTGACCAGTTGCATACCTGCTTAAGACAGCAAAAGATACAGCGGAAAGCCCGACGGCTGCGCACTTCAGCTGCCGGATCGCCCAACATCAACCCCAATGAGTTGTAGTTGTCCCTGAAGAACCTAAAGGATAATGGAATTGCATGCCTATATACATCGTGTCCCATGCATCGGTGATGTGGGTTTTGTGCTCATCAGGTTGCTCCACGGTGTCAGCTTTCTTCTCAGGATCTTTATCCTTCTCAAATCCATTGCGGCCTACCTTAATACCTGTCTGCTCCATGGCCACGGAAAGATATTCATTGTTGTCCTGGTTGAATGTTGGGAACAAAAAATCAGGATCTCCCTTAAAAGCTCTGTCAAACCACTGGTGTTTGATGGTATGCTTTACCGGCTTACCGATATAAACGGGGGTAACATTCCATTTTCGTTTTATCAATACGTTGATGACCGTATCAGAAAACGATTC